TTTTGATGAAACAAATCAATCCGGATCAAGAACAGCTAATAACTTGTGGATGTCGGGTGATAGTCAAATTTCCAGTAAAATTAGTGATTTTAAATCATTATATTCTTTTCCGGCTACTGATACTTGGTCCACGATTTATGAATATAATGTAGAAACTGGAAGAATGTTGGCTCCTGGTTTGAGACAATCAGAAGAGAGGGAAGAAACTATTCAACATTATGGTTATGTTGAAAATCAAGCTGGTTATGATCGTAATTGGTCAGCAGAGACTTATGATCATCATATTCAAAAACCTTGGTTGAAAACCACTCCATCTTATGATTTTTTTAGTCATGAAAGTGATTTAAATATATTCTCTTGGTTAGATCCGACTGTGGAAGGGGCTAGTGCAATAAACTATGGAGTTGGTATTGATCCAAACTCTGCTGGTCCTCAAAGAAATCCATATACAGGAGAAGAAGATATTTATAAAATGTTTATTCCATCATTTCGCACGGATCGTGTCGCATATGAGGTTAGCTATACGGTCAATTTGAAACGAACAGTCATTTCAAATATGTTTTTGTTCGTGCGTGCTCAATATGGTGCAAAATCCCCAGAAGAAATTGTTACAGGTGGGCATTTTTTCAGAGATACGTGGGGATTATATTTAGAACACTATGAAAATACTAGTAATTTTCCAATATATAATAATTTGGATGAGTTGGGCAGAGATACTTCAGAACAAATAAGAAATGCTAATGGTGATATAATTTTTCAAAAAACTCGTCCGCCTTGGGAAAATATAATTGTAACATCTCAAAAAGAACCGATGATTTTATTAGAAAATGAAAACACCGGCTGGACAACATTGAATGGAAATCTTTCTCTTTTTGACCACCATTGGCCAACTGAATGGAATGAAGAATTTGATAGCACAGGGATACATTATGATGATCCACAAATTCAAGGAAAAACAATATTAATTTGGAGTGGTAATGCTATTCCATTTGGGAATAGAGATCTACAAAATAATATGGAATATGATTCTTTAAATGATATACAAACAGCCAATCCAAGTTTACAGATTGGGGATTTTATTAGAATAAGTGGTAGAGGTATTAGAAAATTAGTAGATATTGTTGATTTAGTTTTGCCTGGTCATACTTCTGAACAAATAACAAAAGGATATGTTTTAGAAACTTCAGGTCTAGGTGGATTTACAGATGCCTCAGCATCAATTATGGATATAGCAAGTGTAATTAAAATGGAGACTCAACAACTCCATTCAGATTATTTTACATTTTTGGGGAGACAAACTACTAAAACTTTTATAGCAGATGGTAGTCAAGCAGTTTTTGATATAGAGCACATCGCAGGAAATGTTGATGTTTGGGTTAATGGAATTTATCAAACACCAGAAATGCCATATTCTCATAGAACAGTAGATTTTAAAATAACACCAAATGATAAACGTGCGATTACTATATGGAACAAACATGATGAATGGGGAACAACCAGCAGAATTTTCATGGATCAAGCAGGAAATAATTCAAACACATCTTATGCTTATGGAACTACGTCAATGTGGAATTCAAATCCTATAACGGGAATGACATTACCTAAGTATAGTGACAGTTCCAGAGGTGGATATGCAAATACTACTCCAGCTGGTAGAGCTTCTAATTTTAATTTAGATTTCTTTTTTCATAATGATAAAAAAGTACCATTTAGTCATGATTTGGATTTTAAACCATTGATGACTGCACAACTAGAATCACTTCCATATGGTGAATATGATTATTCATCTACAAGTGATGAAGAGGTTGGTAGGATTATGACGGATAATCAAATACAAGGAATTCCTGCATTTAGTTTTAGATTTAGTTCTTGGACTAGTTATAATAATAGTTACTGGCCGAAAGCAGGATACGGTTATCTTGATGCTGATACTGAAAATTGGAACGAATTTCATCCTTGGACACAGCTTCATCCACAAACCGTTAATCAATCTCCGATTTATAGAATAGTTGGTCCAAATCCGTCACAAGTAGAAACTCCATCATATTATTTTTTTGAAGCGGATGGAGACAATAATTCAAAAAGAATACCTATATATTTGACAGGGCAACCAATAGATTTTACAACAGGTGTTGATTATATAGTTGACCAAGTATGGAATTCTATTCCAAGTTATCGTCATCTTTTAAGAGGATTTGAATATCAACCTGAATATTTTGATCATGCTGGCGAGGGTGGTCATAATGGAGAATATATAATTGCGAAAAAGATAGCATTTGCAAATCCACCACCCGTGGGAGCAGTTGTTAAAATTAGAGTTTATTAAAATGAAGTTATTATGATGACTTATGAATTATTTGAAAAAGTTTTAGAAGATGAAATAACTAAAACTGAAAGATATATAAAAGAAATGAGATCTAAAAAATCTTTAGATGTGAAAGATATAATTTTACCTGAAAAATTAAAGTGCTATATAGAAGGTATAAAATATTCTTTAGATACATTATATCATGTTCGTGAACACTATGAAAAACTAAATGATAGTAGGTATTGATTATTCTTTAACAAGCCCAGCAATAACTATACATTATGGAACCGAATGGAATTATAATAATATTAACCATTATTGTATTGCTAATAATAATAACCAAAGGCAAAGGTGGTCCACCGTTCAAAATGTAAATGTTTCTCTATATCCAAACTATAATGATGAATTGGAGAGATATGAAGCATTGGCTGAATGGACTATTGATAATATAGTAACACCATTTAGAAGACCGGATTTTGTTGTTTTGGAAGATTATGCATATGCAGCAACTGGTAGAGTTTTTAATATCGCTGAAAATGTTGCTATATTAAAATATAAATTAAAAAAGTGGGGAATAAAATATCATTTAGTTGCACCAACAGTAATTAAAAAATTTGCTACTGATAAAGGAAATGCCAATAAAGAACTTATGTATGAAAATTTTTGTAAAGAGACAAACACAAATATAAACTTGACATTATCACCAAAGTCTGATAAGATAGGAAATCCAACATCAGATATTGTTGATTCTTATTATATTTGTAAATATGGTCAAAAAAACTTGACTTTTTCATAAAGGTATAGTAAAATGGTTAAAAAGTACAAAGATCCAGTATTTAATTGTTTAAATAGTACAATTGAAGAATTGGCAGAGTCATCAGAAAAAACTTTACCAGAACAAATTTTATGGTCCAATGCAGATTTAATTTTAAAATCAAAAGATAATGTTGTAATTAAATTTTCTATAACAATAGATGATTATGGCAAAGTTGAGGGAAAAGTAGGAACTTTTAGAATTCATGAAGACGGACAAATAGAAAATTTAAATTTGGGAGATATTTTTAATAAAGAATTAGTAGAACAAATAACAAAATTAACAGAAGAAGGCCCACCGAAAGATTATTTAATGAATTAATATGGCAAATCCTTTAACTGATGAAAAAGTATTTAAAAGGTGGCAGGATGCAATATTAGAACCACCAGAATGGATATTGAAGAAAGAAAATTGTATGACTGTTAAAGTTGAATTGAATGAACCATATATGGGTAAACATGATGAAAGAAAAAATGTATTTGTCAAACTTGTAGACAAAAAACCTAGTGCTAAATATGGTACTGTTTATGTTGTTCAAGATAAAGATGGTAGAAAAGGATTATTCTTTAACTTTTCATATAAACAAACAGAACCAAAAATTAAAGACATTGAAGTAAATGATTGTTTTTTAATGACCGCAACTTGTAAACATAGTCAAAGTAATTATGATGGTCAAGAACAGACTTACTTTAATAGAGTTAAAATTTTAAAAAATACTGGTAGTGTAGAAAGACCAACAGTTTCAGTAAAAATTGAACATGATATATATGAGCATGGATTATGAGTGAAAAACCAAAATTAGTTGTTATTGAAGGTGGAAAAAAAGACGATGAGTTAATTGATCCTAAAGCAAATGGTGGAACAGAAATACAAGCAAGAAAAGTATTTTCTGAATTTCCAGATTTGGTTAATAAATTTAATTGGGTTCTATCTTATCCAAAACTTGACTTAGATCCAAGTAAACCATCTTTGTTATGGATGCATGAAACTCCTTTTGATCAAGGTATTAGTCAACAATTTCAAGATCCTAATTATTGGAAACAGTATATGAAAATTATATTTGTTTCATATTGGCAACAACAAATGTTTCACATATTATATGGTGTTCCTTATGAAAATTCAATCGTTATTCAAAATAGTATTGTTCCAATTCATGTTTCTGAAAAATCAAAAATAGATAAAGAAAGTCCTATAAAGTTAATATATGCATCTAGTCCAAATCGAGGTTTAGATATTCTTCTTAATGTTGTTGAAAGTGAAGAATTTAAGAATATAAATTTTGAATTATCAGTTTATTCATCATTTAAATTATATAACAGAAAATCAAATGATATTCAATTTCAAAATTTATTTGATAGATGTAAAAATCATGAAAAAATTAAATATTATGGAACAAAATCAAATGATGAAATTAAAGAGGCAATGTCCAATTCACATATTATGACATATCCAAATAGTTATGCGGAAACATCATGTATAACTGCTATGGAAGCTATGAGTGGCGGTTGTCTTATTATTTGTCCAAAATATGGTGCTCTACCTGAAACAACTTCCGAATTTTCATGGTCATATAATTTTGAATCTGATAAAAATAGACATGAGACAATATTTAAATATGTTTTGATGGAAGCAATTCAAAATTATAAACAAAGTAATGTTAAACATATGTTAAAACTACAAAAAGTATTTTGTGATACATTTTACAATTGGAATACAAAACTTCCAGTATGGGAACAAATGTTGACTGCATTACATTCTCAATATTCTGAAAAACCATCAAATAGTCCACAGGCGGGATGATGTCCTACTCAAGATGGTTGTATTCTGACTTTTATACATATTGGTGTAGTTCCAATGCCACTGAAATTGATGAAGAAATATTTGCGATTCATTTTTCACTTGACAATCAGATAGAAGTGAGGTATGATGATGCATGTAGAATGGTTTAAGACAAGGAATTCT